TCAATCTGGGGGTAGCCGATGCGAGCCGGAACGAAGTTGACGTAGTTAGGCGGCGCACGTGCAGCCTGATCGGCTGGTGGTGGTGCCACCTGCACGGGAGCACCCAAAGCAATACCGTTCGTGCCATTCTCAATCTGGATGTGATGGGGAAGGGCAGTGGTTTGTGCGAGGGTGCGCGCGGAGCGGTCGTCAACAAGATCGGCCAGCCAGTCGGTGATGGTTCGTTGTGACGTGATGGTTTGTTCATTGCGAAGATACGCAAGAACGCGACCAGCCATACCAGTCTCAGCAGCTGCTTCAGCACGTCGTGCTGAGGTGGCGAGTTCGGAATTGATGGCGTCTAGACGACGTTGGCCGAGAGCCGACCTGTGCATCATCTTTTGGACGTCCACGGCGGCGGCCATGGCAACAGAGATACATTGGTCGGTCGTCAACACCCAGCGATCAGTGAATTTATCATCTCCAAGGACGATGGCCGGTGTGAGGACTGACACGCGTTCGAGTGCTGCCTTGAAAAGGTTAGCTGCAAACTTATCATGGTGAGTGGTAAGATAACGGGTGAGCCGATCGTAGTGTGATGCCGAGGTGATGAAGTCCGGAATGCCTGCAACGTCGCCGGGGATGAACGAATACTTGTCCAACATAGTGCGAACCAACATTGGATAGTTGCTTGACCCGGCTTCGTCGCCAGCGAGAGTGAACCGGAAGCACAGCGCCGAACCAAATTGGAAGAGGACTTCTGCGAAAAGCGGATAATCCTGGAAACCGCCCATCCATGTCTTGAGTCGGGCGAGATCATGGGTGTAACCGGCGTCACCGAAACCGGGGTTACATTGAGCCCGCTCTTGACCGGGTTCGCCGACGACCTTCCACATTGCACCAGTATCGACCTCCTGGAATGAGTCGACATAATCGAGGCCGATGGGCACCTCGATGTTGACGATAGCCACCGATGCTCCGTGGGAACGCATGGCTTGGACCAGGGTGGCTGGCGTGTCGTCCTGCAAAGAAAAGGACGAGTAGAGCACTCGTGCCTGGACTTGGCAGTTTTGGCCCAAGTTGTTGCACATCCAGATCGGGTTGGGGTATTGACCGTTGCCGCGGGCAAGGAGATCCTGCATGTGAGGATGGTTCGGGTTCTTGGCGACGATTTGAGCTCCGATGATCTCCCTCGACCTGTCGCGTGCGTCAACACGAGGTGAGCAGTTATGCGCTGCACACTGATCTTGACGAGCTGCCATGCGAGTGAGTGAAGGTCCCAGCTCACAAATGTTCTCTGCACCATAGGTGTCGAAAACGTATTTGTCGGTAAGCCGGCGGAAGGTGTCGAGGGCCGGGTGGGTAGAGGATGCTCCAGAAGTGTCCAACTGATAACGGCCGAACAGTGCAAAGAGTGCCTTGGAAGCGCCGGCGGACAGGTTGCGAGGTACGCGGACCGATGGTATCTGGGAGATCTGATTGATCACCCCAGTAATGATGCTTGAGAACTGTGTGTCATACGCGTCAGCTGAGACCGTACCAGCCTCCTTAGGGAGGGGGAAGAGCGACAGTGACGACGGGAAGAGTCGTCCAAAAACGCCAGCACCGCGCTGGGCCATGTTGATGTGGGTCGCGAGATATCAAGCGGTACCCGGATAGTTGTGAAGTAGTAAGAACACCCCGAAGGTCAGTCCGAGATAATCCTGGTGACGAGGGCAAACCTGGGTCGGGGGATTATGGTCGGGTGAACTGGTTCGGG